ATCTTCATGACCTTTAGTTTGAAAATATTGTGCTAACAATGCTTTTTGAGTTGGGGAGTCTTTTTCAGATAATTCAAAATTATTATAATCCATCGCTGGATTATTGGCTTCAAAAAATTTTGCAGAGTCTCCTCCTGCCAATAAATAATCAAGGTGTTTTTGAACTTCGGGGTATTGTTCAAAAAGTCCTTCAACTTGAGATTCTGCAATTTCTTGTGAAACATCTTTAACATATTCTGTTAATCCATCAACAGTATCATCATACTTATAATTACTTTCTATTCCTAAATTATCAGAAATTTCTGAAGCTATATTTTCTAAAAAAGAATCTTCTTCTGTATTGATATCTTCTTCTTCTTCTTCATATTCTTCGTCTACTTCTTGAAGATTTTCTTCTTCTTGAGTAAGGGAATCTTCATCTAATTCATTGTCTACAGGAAGCTCCCCCTCTTCAGTATCAAGCTCTGAGTCTGGTTTTAAATTAACTCCTTCACCAATGACATCATCAAAGGTAAGTGAGTCTAAATCTAATTTGTCATCTGGGTTTGTCATATACAAAAATATTTAGTGTTTAGGTTTATTCAATTATAAAATTTTTTTCTATAGTTTACATTACTATATATCACTTGCGTTTTACAGATCCATATTTAAGTCCTCCATATTTAAATTTTGAAGGTGTTTCAATAACTGTAGAAGGCTCAGAACCAGTAGTAAAGCTAGTTGATAAGCCTGGGGGTACGTTCTCATAAGACTTAACTAAGTCCCCAGATTTATTATATTCTTTAAAATCTATATTTCTTTTCATACCTACAGTATTAAAATCAGAACCAGGAGCAACATCTGGAAAAGCCATAGATGCTTCTACTCTCCCTTGCTCATGCGCAGGCCTTAGGCCCTGTCTCTGCTTTTCTGGGGTATTAGCTACTTCAATTTCTGGACTAGGATTTAAATTTAGATTCCCTTGTAATAAAAGAGGATTTCTAAATAAATCAACATAACTTCCTTGATACCCTTCCTCTTGAGCTTTAGTAACTATTTCTCTACGTTGTTTATTTGTCATTTTCCATTAGGTTCCATATCCCCCTCTTTATATAATGCTTCTTCTTTCAATCTTAACTCTTGCTCTTTAAGCTCAAAGTCTTTAATCATTTTTTCCATATCAAGATTTAACTTATTAGTTTGATCTCTGGATTCTGCTTCAATAAGAGCTTTTTCTATTATAACTTGGCGATCTTTATCTTTTTCTAAACCTTCTTGCTGTGCTGCCATTTGCTTTTGTTGAAGCTCAGCCTGCTGAGCTTGTTGTTGAGCTTCTGCTTGTTTTGCTTCAAGTTCTTTTTGTGATTTTTCTGCTGCTTCAATTTTCTTTTTAATTCCTGCAAAATTTTCAGTATCAAAAAGATCAAGTACTGCAGAGGCAGGTACCCCATTTTGGACCATAGATTGCGCAAGTGTTTTAGCTTGCTCAAGCTTATCTTGATCTCTCCCTGAATCAGATACAAATATTCCGTACTCACTTTCCATATGAGTTAGCGAATCTAAATCTAGTAATGCCATAGTATTATCCGGCATAACATACATACCTTTTTTACCATTAATCCAAGCTTCTTTAGAATAATCTAAGATACCTTGTAGTTCTTTTTGTTCAAATCTAGCAAATTTTCTAAACATATCTTCAGTAATATGAGAAGATTGCACAATAGCTTGTTGTGAAGATGCTTTACCTTCATAAGGTCCTATACCTCCTTGACGTTGTCTGTTAACCCCAGAAATTTTTTCCCACTCTTGTATGATAGATTCTAGTAGTCCTAAATATTGATCTATAGTTTTAATAGACATATCAAGTACAGATTGATGCTGAGGTGAAAGTTGTATACCCTCTTTATTGTAATCAACCCAAGCAATTCCTGTCCCTTCTACAAAGTACATGAATTTATCCATGTCCCACTTCTTAGGGATCATATTAATATCAAACTGTGCAATAATATCTTTTGATCGTGCAATTGCTAACTCCATACGATACTTAAAAATATTATAATTAAGTTGTAAAGGTATCCCTAAAGAAACTAATGAAATATTTTCAGCATTAATATCAGAATATTTACGTCCATTAATTGGGAGTTTACATAAAGATGGATTATCTAAAGAAGATCTCTGATTAGAAATAGGACTCATATTAACATAAAATCTACCATCTAATCTTGTGCCTTCCCATACTTCGTTTACCCATTCCCAATTTACTGATGCTCCTGCAAGTTTTAATTCTTTTGGGAGTCTATATGTTTCATCGACCTCCATCTCTTCTATCACCCCAGTAGCAGGGTCAGGATAAGATAAAAACCCTATGCGCTTTCTGCTTTTCCAATAAACAGTTACACATTCTACAAGTCTATTTCTAAACATATTAGGATCTGTCCCAGTAGCTTCAGATCTGTATAATAAATATGAATCTGCAGATAGGTGTCTAGGGTTTTCTAATTCTAATACTTGCTCATCAGTTAATACATCCCCAAAAATATCAATAAGGCTAGAAGCATGAGAGTATTTTCTAACCATTGCCCAATCCCCATCTTCTACAAATTCTAAATCTGGGTCTTTATCATAGTCTACATCAATAGGATTAACTATATTATAAAAGACTTCATTGCGTCGTACCCCTTTATGTGAGTATACTTCCCCAGAAACTAAATAATGAAAAAATCCTTTTTGGAATTTATCATAAATTTCCTCGTTCTGTAAGATATAATTTAAAGCAGCTTGCCCACTTGTAGCTCTACGATCCACGTAAGAACTTTCAAATTCAGCCATAACTTGAGGTGGGATTGGGGATTCCTGGGGTTGTGGTTGAGCACCAGGTTGTTGTGGGGCCTGTTCTTGTTGCTGCTGCATCATGAACATTCTACTAGCCATCTCTACTAGTTTTTTACTTTTTTCCTCTTCTTTAATAGATATAGAGTCAGCATTTTTAATTGTGACTGTATAATTAAGAGGTCGTTTAGACTTTTCCCCAAGCAATAAATCAATAACAGGTTTAATGATTGGGTAATTACGTAACTTAGATGGAAAATTTTGACGCGTTTTACCATAAGGTTTGAGCACATATTTATAGTCTTGCTCATCAATTACCCCATTGTAATAGTCATAAAGAGATTTAAGATAAGATCTGCGATTAGAAACCCCAAACTTTGATAAATCTATAAATGCTTCCACACATTCTTCCTGCCACTTCTTAGTTTTCTTTGACTTTGGGAGCCGTTGTCTTGGAATATTCTCCTGTCCATACATTTTTGTAAAATTACTTATAAATATTGTCGAACCAAGCGTCTCCGGAACGATCATCTAAAATTTCAACTACCTCTCTATTATATAACTCTCGCGTATGATACATTCCTATCATAAATGCCATAACTCTATCAAAATTACCTTTTTGATTAAATTTAATTAGCTCTAATAATAATGCAGGATCATAAATTGTATGCAAATTTAATTTAACTGTCCCATCTTCTGAGGTACTTCTCGGTGTAAGTAACCAATCTCGAATATAAAGTTCTCCTTGTCTTTTTCTTTGTTCAGTCATATGCATCCCATATTGACGTCTTACATTTCTGGATCTAAGTTCTCTTTTGTCCAACATTTCAAACTCTTCTTGTAACTTATATAACTTCCTAAATCTTTTCGCGTAAGCAATAAGCTCTCCACGGTCGTTCTCGAATCCAATCTTGGCATTGTAGAATTCAGCCAGCATAAATAAATTTTTGTTGTACTCATCTTGTGTATTAGGTCTCCCAACATAACTAGCTACAATTATGTCATCAGGTTTAGTAAGATTATTTACTCGTTTAATTACATAAGCCGCACCAAGAGATTCGTTTGTTGTAGACTTTTCTTGAGCATACGGATCATGGCATACAATATACAAATTATGTGGGACTTCTTCCGCTTCAGTTTTATAAGGGTGTTCGTATATAACTATAGCACCTTCTGTCTTATCCCCTTTTCTATGTGGGAATTTATAAATTGGGACAGAATTGCCTCCTGGTCTAAATACAATTTTGTTATCTTTATCGTAATACATCTCCCCAGAGGTACCTTCAGATTCAAGTCCGTGAGCTCTAATTTTATTATACTGCTCTTTAAGAGAATTAATATCGAATAGATTTGATGTAACCTGGAGTGTTGCTTCTTGGGGAGAAAATGGGTGCTCCGCTACATATTGGTCTAAAGCTTTAGGATCATTAGCCCCTTTTTTCTTTTCTCTTTGCTTATCTATAAATTTTTTAGCTTCTTCTTCAATAGAATTACCATTAGGATCTATAAACCCATCTAAGTTTTCCTGTATAGGAACAAAGTAGCCACAAGTTGTTCCCATAGATCCGGAATCCCATACATTTTCAAAAGAAAGACAGTCATATGAATCAGGGTGATAGAATAATTCTTCCATACCATCAAAATCTGAACCTTCAGTACCCCCTGTCCCAAAAGCAACCATGGTCCCAAGAGTTTTACTACCTTGTCTCATGGTAGGCATAGCAACTTCCCATGCTTTAAGTAGTCCCCCAAAAGATCCCGCTTCCTCAAAGAATATAAGTTCACCAGCTTTACCACGAACTTTGTCTGGGCTATCTTTAAGAGATACTCCCATTATTTGGGATTTCATCCCTAACTCTACATCTGCCCCATTAACATTTTTTTTGTACCCAGACATTTTAGACATTTCTCTATCTCTTAATCTAGGTTGAGTCCATGCAGTATTATCATCAATAAAACTTAAAAATTCCCAAGCTTTAGAAAGTAAACCGTCCCCAATTAAGTATTCTTTGCTTGCAGCAAATACATAGTTTTTACTATTTTTAATATGAAAATAATTTCTAGCTAACATGGCTGCTGCTTTATATGAAAAGCCTTTTCTTCGAGCTTTTAATACAACCATATGTTTATTTTCTTTTCGTGCTTGATCTATACAGTTATAATACTTAAAATCCCCATCATAGAATGCAGGAAATGTTCTATCTCTTCTAGCTTGCACTGTCCCATCCGGGAGTACCTCGTCTACAGCTCTATCTATAGGACAATAATTAAGATAAAAATAATGATATCCAGACATCCCTAAATATCCATAAAGGCACCTATGTGTTTCTTCATCCCAATAATCAAAGTACTCTTTAGTTCCTGGAGGTATATCTGTGTAATATCCTGTTTTTATATAATGATTTGCAGCAGGAGAATATTTTGAAGAATTAGTAAACTTCATTGAGAGTATTTATTAGTTATTACTCCTCCTCTGTTAGCTTGTTTTTGTTGCTGTTTTCTAACTAATTCTTCTAATTCTTCTAACCCATTAACAACTTTACCCATATTAGATAGGTTAGCAATAAGATCTTTTGCAGAGTATATAGGCTTACCATTATCATCTAGTATATTTAAATTAATGGTTTCAAAGTAGTTCTCTAGTTTTTGAATAGAAGTTCTAGCTGCTTTTAAAAGTTTAATTGCAGAAGTCTCACAAAGATCATTATATTTATCTATTGCAGCTCGAATTTTAGAATTATACTTAATATTTAAGTCTTTTTCTATTTTCTTTAGACGCTCCCCTTTCTCATATACTGCATAAGGGGAGTCATGATCTGCATAGAAATAAACCGCTCCTAATTCTGAGGTTTTAAGAGATTTAAATTCTGGGATAGATAAAGCATATGCAGATGGGATAATTGCATTCTTACTTACTGTTATTAGATCTTTCATTTTTTTGTAAGTGTTTTAATCTTCCAGGAATAACATGAAATTTACCTAAATATGGAAGCCTAATTGATTCGAATTTTTTTTCTTTAAATATTTTTGAGACGTACTTAAATTGATAGAATACAATTTCCTCTACTTTTTGGAATGATAAAGAATATTTAGTAGCTAATTTTTGTATAATCACTCTTTTATCCATTTTTCTAGTCTGGGTCAATTATAGGTTCCCATCGTGAAGGATCGTCAGGGCAATCAGTTGTACCCCATTTAGCTTTATGTTCCACTAAACATCCACATAAGCCACATCTTTCAATATCTTTCTTAAAATTAGGGCAATCTTTACAAGCACTTAATCGTTTTTGGTATTGTGTAGCACTTACATGTGGGGCCCCTTCTTTTGCAAACTCTTTTACTTCTTTAGCAAAATTTTTGACCATTTTATAAATCGATAACTTCTCCATTTTCAGTTTTTGTATGATAAATTACTACTTGAATTGGTTGTCCTATATTAGAATATAATATTAAGAGAGACCATGGATCAATTAAAAAATGAGACTCCACTAAATCAACTTTAGACATTATGTATTGCTATTACTACATATTCCTCTTTCTTTAAAATCTTAGCTAAACTATACCCATTTTTAGTTTTTTTAATTGCTCCCTTATCTTTAAGACGTTTAACATAGTTATTTAGAGTATTTGGGTCTTTTATATCTAGCTTTTTAGATACTGTTTTCTTATTTTCTGCAGAACATAAGTTTATTGTAGTACTTGTATCTACAAATTCAGCTAAAATTTTAAGTTCTTTATCTGTTAATTCCAAGATACCATTAAATACTTGAAAATACTTAAGAGTGCTATCTGTTTTTATATTAATTTTTCTCATTTTCAAATACTATTTTAGCTCTACCCTCAATAAGATTAATTTTAGTGCCTTTAGATTGTCTATTAAATTCATCTAGGTATTCTGTAATATTTTCTCTTGTAATAAGAAATGAGAGAAAGACTTCAAGCTCTTTTGCAGCTCTAGTCAATCTCTCATCTTTTTTTAATGCAGAATCTTGGGCTCCCCTAAGAGAGTCGTAGTCATTAATTGATATAGTTACAGTTCCTTTCACTTTTTTTCTGGGATTATCCCACAAATCATGAATTCATTAACCATTACGTACCTAACTTCATCAATTTCAATTATTAATCCCTCTGTTGTAGGGTGAACCATAACTATTTGCCCTACTTTAATGTGTTCACAGGCGGGACCTGCAGCAACTACCGGTAAAATATTAGTTTTAATTGTTTTTTGGACACTTTCTGGGAGGATAATTCCTGATTCAGTTGTTTCAGTGTCTATTACTGGGAGAACAACCCAATCTCTTGTAGGGTCGAAGTTTATTGTTGTTGCCATAATGTTTGATTTACAGCAAATATATAAAACTTTCTCTTATGTAACAAGGTATGTTACAATATATCTGTAAATTTCCCGATCAGATACAATTAGTCCCCTTCGATTTTTCGAATTTTTCATGTCTAGTGTTAAATTTCCACTCACCGTTTTTAGCCTGCGTGGGGGCGACACCTTATAGCCTAGTTCCCACCTGAGTATTATATTAACAACTTTTTCAGAGCTACCGGGGACGACTTCCTCTATTTTATGATGAATAGATTCAAAACCCGATGTCTAACCCCATACTGATTACCTAGGGGTGGTCTCTTTGGGTAAAGAGGCTCTTAATTTGCAAAGATACTCAAGATAGTTGAAAATCCAAATTAAATGTAGTATCTTTGAAATTAAATATCTAATAATGAAATTAGAAGTACTAAGATTTAATAAGGCAGAAGATTCTACTAACGGAATACTATTTGATATATCAAATGGGAAAAGAAAATTTTTATGTTATACTCTTGAAGATGAGAGTCGTATTGAAAAAATTCCTGGGGAAACATGTATCCCTGAAGGGGAATATTGCATAGGTTTCCGTACTGTTGGGGGGTTTCATTCTAAATATTCTTATAGATTTTCTGATATACATAAAGGAATGCTTGAAATTCTTGATGTCCCTAATTTTAAATATGTTCTCATTCATTGTGGTAATACTGATGAAGATACTTCTGGATGTTTACTACTTGGTAATTCTCAAGTAAATAATAATGCTAGAACTAACGGTTTTATAGGAAATAGTACTGAAGCATATTTTAATGTATATCCTTATATTGCAAATGCTTTAACAGAAGGAAAGGAAGACGTAACTATTTCTTATAAAGATTTATCAAATTATTCACTTTAGTATTAAAATAAAATTATAATGTCAGATACTGATTTATCCGTCCTTTGGTTAGGGACATCAACAGCCCCAAAACTTGCCCCAAAAAATATATCTTCTCTTACTCATGAGGGAAGGGAGTACAGTACTGCAGAAATGCCTGATGGTAGAATTTGGATGACAGAAAATTATGCGTATCTTCCTTCAGTAGAGACTGTTCCTAGTATAACTACTGCCACTCATAATGTTTATGATTCTGTTGAATCTACTGTAGATGGGGTTAAATATACTTGGGGAGATAATTTAATTCAAAATAGTAGTTTTGATGAACAAAGCCATGAATTAGTTCAAGATGGGGCAGGTGGAAAATTAAATGTTTTACCAAGTGCAAATACTGCAACTGGGTATCATTATAGATTTGAACCTTATTATCCAGGCCTAAATCTAAATATAGTAAGTTATACTAATAATCAAACTAAACTACTTTTTGTACTTGGGACAACAGGTTCTCCTGGGTACCATTATTTTAATACTGATTTTAATACTTCTGAAGACTTAGTAGCAGGTAGATCTTACACAATGTCTATCACAATTAAGCAGGGATATACAGGTTATTTTGGTTCTATCATTGATCCAGATGTTATAAATTATGATCTACAAGTGTTTGAAGGGGGTGGAGGTGCTACTACAACTATTCAGACAAATCTTGTTAATACCGAATACGAAACTTTTACTCATACTTTTACTGCAGGGGGGTCAATAAGTTCAGATAATGCTTGGGTACAACCTTCCGGTATGAAGGCTCAGACTTCAACTGGTTCTCACTTTGTTTTAATATCTAATGTATCAATACGCGAAACTGAAGCTTTTATCCCTAATGCAGATATGGTACAAAACGGAGATTTTAGTGCAACTAGCACAACAAAAATACTTGACGGAGACTTTCCTTTACCTAACGTAAATTGGACGTTATTCTCGGCTACAATTAACGGAGGAAGCGCGACAATTACGGGGTTAGGTAGTTTAACATCTACGGGTGATAATTGGAGTATTTCACAAGAAATAAGTAATTTTGGTGTTCGTTCTTACAAAGTAACTTTTACAGCAAAACAATTAACGGGTACAGGTGCTATGTATGGCGGTATTGGTTACAATAATATCTTTAACCAAGTTGTCACGGGTGAATTTGTT